ACAAGCCACTGGCTGAACTCTTCGAGGATCGGCAAGAGTTGCTGCGTGATTTTGGCCGAGACCGCGCCGAATGTCCCTGTGAGGCGGGCCATATTGTCGTTGAACGCCTCGGCGCTGGTGCCCATCTCTTGAGTGAAGACCTGTGCAAACTGGTCCGCCTCCGAGGTCAGCTTGTTGATCCCCTCCGAGCCGCCAGCCAAAAGCGAGGCGAGCTGCGGGCCGTACCGCTCTCCGAAGATTTTGCCCGACAGTGCCGCCTTGCGCGTTTCATCATCGACGTTCTGGAGCGCGTCAGCTACTTCGCCCATTAGCTGGGTGGCAGATTTCAGGCTGCCATCGGCATTCGCGACACTGACGCCGAGCTCGGCAAACGCATCCTTTGCGGCACCTGTCCCGTTCGATGCGTCATAGGCATTCTTGTTCAGCGTCCGCAGCGAGTTGCCGAGATTGCTGAACGAGACACCCGAAAGATCGGCCGCATACCTGAGACGCGACAGTTCCTCGATGGGAACCCCGAAGCTTCGACTGGCCTTTGCCATTTCGTCGGCGCTGTCGATGGTACCCTTGACCATCACGGCCAGGCCACCGGCCGCAGCCGTCGCGGCGGCACCGGCAGCAAGCAGTCCGGTCTTTGCCATCTTTCCGAACTTCTGAAGTCCGGATTCCGCCTTCTTCAGCCCCGTCGAGAACGCAGCAGTATCAATGCCGAGGTTGACCCGGAGGCTGCCAATCACGCCTTGCGCCATGTCTACCTACCTTGCCGCTTCATCTTCGGAGCATTCGCGAGCCACGCCCTGACCTCATCCACTTGGACGGGCCTCATGTGGCGGCTTGCGCGCTTCGGGCCTTCATCGAGAACGTTCTTGAGCTTCGGCATCTTCTTGATGCGCTGGAAGGCTGCCGTGTGCCACGCCTGCGACATCATGAGATTGCCGTCGCGCCTTCGCTTTTCGTTGTGGCCGGCGAGAACGTTTTGAATTTCGCGGAGAGACAGGCCCCAGAAGTCCTGACCGTTCCCGCCGACGACGCTTACCCAGTCCTGTTGCAGCGAAAGCCAATCTATTCGGCTTTCGCCTTCGGAGGGTTTGCCTTGCCCTTCTCAGCCCCCGCATCTGGAAAGAAGCGCTGGAGAGCAAGACCAATCTTCTCCATCACAACCTGCTGACCAGCGTGATCCAGAACCCGGCCGGCTTCCTTGTGGGTGATTTCTGGATCGTGCTCCAGAAGCGCGGCCCAGACGATTGACCGGATCATTCCCATGCTCACCCGGCTCTCATCTTCAAGCTCGTTGACGATCTGCATGATCGGTTTCCCGAAATGCTCCTCGAGCTCGCAGATCGCGTTGGTGGAAAAGCGCAAGGAATAAACCTTGTCCTCAGTTTCGAGCGCGACGGCTCCACGGTTCGGGTTCGCCATTACACGCTGCCCGCAGAGATCGTGTCCCAGACCTCGGAGCCAGATGGCGCGAGCGTGATCGTGGCCGTCATGCGGTCATCCACGGGGATCGTGCGCTCGTAACCGGTCACCGACGCCTCGAAGGTCACACGATGGCGATCCGTGTCGCCCTGCTGGAGCGGGAATGTGATGCGCCACTGAATGACATCGCCGCTGTTCAGTAGCGAGAGGATGAGCTGATCTTCCGGAGAACCTGGGATGTAGTTTGCCTCGAAGCTTGCCTCGCCATTGTCGATCAGGCCCGGAATGTACTCACGGCGCCGATCCGGGCTGCAGAAGTGCGTGACATCGATCCGATCCGCTTCCTGCGCACCGGGCGACAGGTTGAAGACCTCACAGAGTTGGACGAAGCCGGGCGGCGAACTGGCGTCATCATACGCCTCAAGGATCGTATCCCAGCCGATGGTTGCTTTGCTTGCCATTTTACGGCTTCCTTTTCAGAGAATGCCTTGCCCAAGGGCGGTTGCGGGCAGACCGGCCGGGCCGGGTCAACCGGCGTGGTGGATGCGGAAATCCACGGCCACGCCAAAAAGCTTTGAGCCTGCGTCTGAGGTATTCACGCCACCGGGAGCGTCTTCGGCGAGGTCGCGCCCTTCTCCGTCGACAAAAACACCGTAGATGCCGGCTGCCGGGTCACTGAACATGTCCAGAGCGGTCACCACAGAGCGAGCAAGGGATTTCACAGCCCCATAGGTTTCTGCGATGCAATTCACCTGCACGCGGCTCTCCACAGTGCCGCGCCCGCAGAAGTGATAGTTCGGCAGCCCGTCGACACGGTGAAGAACGAGATAGGGAGGCGTGACAGCGAGCGAGCCATCGTCCCGGCGCGGTGCCTTCACCCAATACCGCTTGCCATCAGCCACGCCGCTTAGGAGCGCGGTTATCCGTTCTTCGATCATTCGGCTTGCGTCCTGTTGGTAGCTGTGAGCGCTCGATCAGACGGGCCAAAGCGGCGCGGGCCATTTCACACACTCGGCAGGTCATCTATTTGCCCTTGGCAGCGGCCTTTGCCTGCTTCTTGGCGAGGCGTTTCGCGGCTCTCATGATTTCGTCACCAAGCTGATCACCGATCACGTCCAGCACCTCCATCTTGTTCGCGTCCCAGGCTGGGCGCATGAAGGGCTGCGGGCCGTGCTGAACCGTTCCGAACTCCTGCCAGTGCCCATGCGGGTGCGGGACCGAAACGTCGGGGCCGACATACATCTCGACAAACGATTTATCGGTTCCGCGCGTGGCCTTGCGCTGGTTCTTGTTCAAGCGCGTGGAAATGGTGATCGAGGTCGGCAGATCATTCCGTGGGCGGCCGGGGCGATCCGGGGCCAAACGCTGCGCATCGTTGATGAGCGGCTTTGCGGCTTCCCGCAGCGTGCGCCGGAGGACGTTCTTGCCAGTTGATTTGGGCAACTCCGCCAGCGCCTTGTCGAGCTCGCGGAGCCCCTCAATCCGGACATTGGTCGCCATCAGTCGATCACTCCAAGTTCCCGGGCTTCGCGAAGTATCTCAGTGAGCCGGCCCTTCGGCGCTGCAACAAGACGACCGCCACCGAGCCAGTGGATTTCGGTTGCATCTGTCGGATCATCGATGAATCGCTCTATGGCTCTATCGAGTTTCCGAAATGTCTCGCCATGCTTCGTTGCCAATCTGGCATGGATTTCGGAAAGCAAGCCGATTGCGTCGTGAAGCGCATCCATCTCAACGGACAGATGGAGCTTGACGGTCGCCATTAGCTCGTGCTCCGAACCGCCGTGATCTCAATGAAGCGCCCGCGCATATCGCCCTGATCGCCTTCTTTCACACCCTCGATGTTCCAGATGCCGCCGTCATAGGACAGGCGATCAACTGGCGAGATCGTTTTCGATTTGGTCGAGGCGCGGATGACGAACCGGCTGCGAAGCGAGGAACCTGTCTGCCCGGCCGCGAACCTTTCACCGTCTGACACATCGCGGCGAGCGGCCCGGACCGTGATGAACCCGGCCCATTCCCGGATATCCTCGTTGAAGTCGTTCGTACCCACGACCTGATAGCGCTCAACCGTGATTGTCCGGTCGAGCGATCCCGCAGAGCGCTTTGCCATCAGACCCGAGCCCACCATGTGAAATTCAGATCGGTTTCCAGCGTGCGACCGGTTTCCTCGATCCACTCATCAACCGCACGGTCGACGCCGAAACAGAAGCGCGCATCCGGGTTTTGATAATCGTGCCCGCCGATCCAGCCGCCGGCCTTCACCTTCGGGAACCAGGCCGCAATGTCTTCCCGGACGCCTTCATAGGAATGGTCGGCATCGATGAAGACCAGGTCGAGCGTGCAATCTTCGACCTGTGATGCCGCCTCGACCGAAGACATTTCCTTGATCTGCGCGCGACCATGAAAGCGATGCACCCGGGCGAGCGCTTCCCGCTTGTGCTTACTCACGATCTCCGCAGCATCGAATGCGTGCTGATCTTTCGTCGCCTTGTAGCGTTCTGGCTGCTGATCGGATGGCAGCCAGTTATCGACCATGATCAGGTGGGCGTCTGTGTTCTGGAGAACGCATTCCGATACCTGCCCGCGCAGGACGCCGATTTCGACAGCCCGTGCGTGGGCCGGCAACCGGCGAATAATTGTCTGGGCTCGCTGTTCAAAGGGGCGCATTACCATCCGATTTCCCAAGGCCGGGGCTTGCCGTGAAAGATCACGACACGCGCGTTCTCCGGCAACGTTCCGTCACCGAACTCTTTGTCTGACCGCGTTTTCTTGCGGACATGGCATTTGTACGAAACCACCTGACTGGGCAGCGCGTCTTGCCATCGCTGCGCCCTGCCCTGCCAGAACTGACCAAGGAAACCCTGGTCGCCCCACTTCTCCCGCGTCACGCATTCGCGCATGTGCCGCGAAGGGTCAGCGATCCATGCATCCCAAATCGCCAGTCGTTCATTCTCTGGAATGAACATGAGCGACGATTGAATGCGCCCAGTCGTCGGCCAGTAGAAATCAGACAGCACCGTGAGGCGGTCGACAGCCGCAATGTCTTCCAGAGTGCCTACGATTGACGTATCCAGATCCATGAATAGAAGATCGCCACCGATATCGGGGCGAAACAATTCCATCTTGGACCACCAACCCGGCCAATCATACCGAAGCTCGATACGGGGGCACGGAACCTCGACATCCGACAGGCAAAAAATCTGAGCGCCGGGAAGATGGTCTGTCACCTGCCGGCAAAGTCGGGCGATATGGGAAGCGTCGAAGTCACCTCCTGACCGCAAAACCAGCGCGACCCTCATGAGGCAAGGGCCTTGTCCAGTTCCATCTTCGGATAGCTGGTCAGGGCAGATACCTTGCTGCAGTTGATCACCTTGATACCCATTGGATGGATCACCTTGCTCGCGTTGTCGACAGCGCGCCGCCACCTGGCAACGCTCGCTTCTTTCGGATTGTGCAGGTTGCCCGTATGCGCCCCATGCCAATGAAGGCCGTAGCGGGTGGTCATGTCGTAGCCGACAAGGATGATTTTGCGACAGCCGAACTGCACTGCGAGGTTCAGCGCATGAAACCCACCGTTGCCGCCCCAGCCCACGGTGCCGAGAGGTGACAGAAACAGGCGATCATCCGGCTTCCGGCATTCCACTTGTTTGATCTCCGGGAAGTCCTTCACCGCGGCTCTGTCGACCGTGAGCTTGAGACCAGAAAAGCCCGGGCATCCTTTTACGTGTCTCCACCATGCAAAGTCGCAGCCGTAGAGAATGTCGGCCCATGGCGCCAACTCCCATGACTTGTTGATCGCAATGAACTTCGCTTTTCCCTTCGCGACATGCAGCGGGGCGTTCTTTGCGCTCGGCCCGGATGCCACGATCACGACCGTCTCTCCCTCCCATGAGGGCCACCACTCAGGCTTTGTCATCGAAGCGCAGGGTCTCGGAGCGGATAAAGCAAGGCGGTGACCGGCTTCGGGAGATACCCTCGGTCGAAGGCTTCTTCGGTGTCGCCGTCCGGCTCGCGATAGAAGTGACCGACGAGCAGGATTGCCGCAGTTTCGATCTCCTTCGGGATTTCGGTTCCTGAAGGCACGTCGTCGCCGCTGTCCAGGTTCAAGATGACCTCGGCCTGATCCTTCAGGTAATTGATGATCGCGGCGGATGCGGCCTCGATATAGGCGTCGATCAGCGTGTCATCCTCATGCGGGAGAATATCCCATCCCCCACTCGTTTCCTCGATCTCACCGATGCGTAGCGCAAGCTTCACGGTGTCGAGGGAAACCAGCTTGACCATCATCCCACCTTCAGCGGCTGTTTCGGCTTCTCGGCCTTCATGATGCCGTCCTTGCCGTCCCTGCCCTTCTTGACAGCGAGACGCCAGCCGTCGCCTTCTCCGGGCTTGTCCGTGGTGTCCTTCTGAGCAATCCAGAACGAACCGCCCCAGGTGACACCGTCGCCGGCGGCATAGGTCTCGCCAGATTTGAAAACGCCGCAATCCAGAACGACCGGAAGCGTGAAAGGAAACTCTGTCACCTTCTCGCCCTTTGCGAACCGGAATGTGAATGTGCGCTTGCCATCGTGAACAACTTCGAGATCATCGAAGCCGAGCCCGTCCGCACCGTCCTTGCCATCTTGACCGGGATCGCCTTTCTGACCGTCACGCCCGACCACAAGACCAAGTTCCCGCGTGGTGCCATCTGTCAGTGCGAGGACTAGATTTCCGGATCGATCGATAACCGCCCCGGCCAAGCCCACACCATCGGCCCCGTCTTTACCATTGGCCCCGTCCTTGCCGGGATCGCCTGCCGGGCCGGGGTCGCCCGGATCGCCTTTATCACCCTTTTCCCCAACAACACCGGGCGCGCCATCCTTGCCGGGCGGACCTTCTGGACCCCGGTCGCCGGGCTCACCCTTTTCGCCGCGCTCGCCTTTTTCGCCGGGTTCACCCTGTGGGCCGCGCTCACCGTCAGCCCCATTTGCACCGGGATCGCCCTTGTCCCCCTTATCGCCGCGCTCGCCTTTCTCGGGTTGGCGCTGTTCGATGGCATCGAGGCGAGCCAGTACCGGCGCAATCGTATCGCGCACATACTCCTTGACCACGCCAACGATCTCTTTGCCGAAGGCCTTCCCGTCGAACGTCATCAGCGCAGTCCTTTGTAGATTTCGACCAGTGCGGCGCGGGCCTCGGCTTCGGCATTGTCGTTTGCAGCGCCGTCATCTGCTGGAGGCGTGGGAGGCGTTGGTGATCCGAATGGGTCTTCCTGCGCGTCTCGCTTGGCCAAAGCTGCCAGGGAATAGTTCTGCTGCTGCAGGTATGGCGTTTCGCCGCCATCCACTTTCTTCAGATCGAGTCGGCGGCGCGCTTCATTGGGTGACATGATGCCGGCGCTGATACCCTCCTTCAGTGCCTGCATCTGAGTGACGCTGTCCATCCTAAGCAAGCCGTCCAGATCGAACTCCGTGCCGATCTTCTCGCCGGTCATGCCCAGACCCTCGTCAAGGCAAATCTCAATATCTTCAATGAGTTTCTGGAGACACTGAGAGTAATACTCCGTGTTGAGCGCTTGCACGTTGTTGTAGCTGGGCATCTGCCCGACGCCGATCTTGTACGGAGGGACGTGGTAGACGGAACACACCACTTCAGCCGACCACTTCAACTGCTCGATGAGCTGGGAATCGATGGCTTTGGCCGCCATGGCCTCATACTTCAGCCCATCGCCGAGAACCGCCACCTTCCCGGCTTTCTTGCCGGTGAAGTTGTTGTCCCAGTATTCCTTAAGGCGACCGGCCGTTTCATCCGAGATGGACCCGGGCGCCACAAGAACACCGCCGGGCTGCGCCCCGTTCTCAAAGAACCTGGTGGAATTGCTCTGGATCGCGAGCCCCTGCATCGCAGCCAGACCACCGGCATAGATCGGAGACATGCCGACCAGAGGATGAAACATGCAGTTGAAGCGGTCGTGAATGATCTCGCGCGCTGGCACAATCACGCGCTCCGGCAAGCCGCTCAACTCATCGGTGTTTAGCTCGTAGAACACGGACCCGTCATCGGCCACCAGTGGCTTTACGCGAAGCGGGTCCAGAACGAACAGCCGGCGGACACTGCCACCATTATCCCGCTGCTTCAGAATGTACGTGTTGCCGCGCTGGAGCTTCGACAGAACCCACGTCTCAAAGAACTGGATGCGGTTCTGGAAGTGGTTCGGCTTGCGCAGAACCGGCGAATAGGCCGGGCTGCTAACTTCCGTCCAGATGCCGTCATCGTCTTTCTTGACGAGCTTCACCCGAAGCTTCGAGATATCGGAAGCGATCAGCGTGCGGCATGCAAAATCTGCGTGGAACGACAGGACCGAGTTGAAGTCCACCTCGACATTGTTCTGCCAGGCGCCGGAGAAGCTTTCGAGGATCCGAAACCAGCCACCCCGGTTCGGGTTTACTGGTGACAGGTCTTTCTTGGCCTCGCCCGTAAAGGGGACCGGCATGCCGAGAACGCGCATAGGCTCAGCCCTTCGCTTCCGCGATCTTGGTGCGCAGCGTGTCCGCGTCCCAACCGTGATAGGGCTTCTTGCCCACGACTTCGGCATAGCGCGCACGCAACACCTTCATGTCATCGACCGGCTTGCGCGGCTTCACCTGCACGTCGCGGCGGCCATAACCAAGCTTTTCAGCGATCTTTGCATAGCGCGGATCGCGGGCGTTCATGGCGCGCGTCAGATAGTTGGATTTCATCGGGCATCTCCCGAGAGAGGAAGGGAACCGGCCGCAGTTGCCCGCGGCCGGCAATGTCATTCAGGTCTGCTTAGGCGGAAGCCGCCGGCAAGCCCCAGTTGACCTCATCCAGAAGGGCCACAGCCGAAGCACGGCGCTTGGACCAGTTCAGGATGCGTTCGGCACGGAATGCCACGCTGTTGGTCTGCCACATGGAGACCATGGAGGTAGCGGTCGGCGTAACCGTGTCGTTGGTCGGATTGTCCAGCATCTGAAGCGAAGCTTCGCGGGAAACGTCGATCATGACGCCGCCCTCGTCAGCGAAGTAGATGTCGGAAGCGTTGACCAGAGCGACATAGCCGCCTGCCGAGACCGGTGCGAAGTATTCCGAGACAATGACCGGCAGGCCCATGAAGGTGCCGCCGTTCATGTTGATGCCTGGGAATTCCGGCTGACCGAGCGGATTGACCATGAGCGACAAGGCAAGTGCCGTTGCCGAAGACATGATCCACACACCGGCAGTCGGCGGGTTCTTCGCTGCCACGAAGGTTGCCATCAGAGCGCGTACGTCTTCACGGATCGCATCCGCGTCATTGCCGCTTGAAGTGATCGCGCTGACGCCATTGGTGATGGAAGCAGGAGAGACGCCTGCAGAAGCCGACTTCGAAGGATCGATGAAATCGGTATCCACACGCTCAGCAACCGCGCCCGCAAGAGCATCGCGCAGCAGTACGTCTGCCGCAGGGCTCGACTTGCGCAGCAACTCTTCCGTCACAACGCTGATGGTGGCGACCTTCAGCTCGTCGAGAGTGTTGCGGTTGAAGTCGAATGCCGTGAGCGGCTTGGGCTTGCCTTCACCCACCCAATAAGCCTGACCGCCGCCGGTCTGGCCGATCAGGGGCGTGCGGAACGGCACCGTGCGCAAAGACGGGATGCTGTTCTGTCCGAACTTGCCCACGATGGTCATTGGGCGAAGGAACTCGACAAAATCGGCATAAACCGAGGTTTCGTCACCCACAAGATCAGATGCCCAATTGCCGTCTGCACTGGACCCGGCAACGACACTCGCCTTCGAGACGATGCCATATACTGCCGAGTTCTCACCATAGAGTTGTTTGGCGATCTCCGTCTGACGGCGTTCACCCTGGCTCAGGAACGCGAGAGCCTTCACCTTGGCAAGGCGG